GGAAATATTGTACAAGAATTATACTTTGAATATAAAACATATTCAAATCAAGTATTTAAAATAAAACAAACAGAACAAGGTCTTGAAAAAGCCTTGCAAAAAACAGACTTCTTTAATCCACCGCCAAGTGATAACTTTGATGTGGTATCTAGAAGTATTGAAGTATTATATTCTGGGGCAAAAATATTAGGGCATAATCAAATGCTTAAATGGGAACTTTGTGAAAACATGACAAGACCATTATCGGATACTACAAGAGTAGATATGAATTATGCTATTGTAGCCCCTAGAATGTACCGTGGTAGAATTGAATCGTTAGTAAGTAGAATTACTACATTTGCTGATATGATCCAATTAACGCATTTAAAATTGCAACAGGTACTTGCTAAAATGGTACCGGATGGAGTTTTTGTAGATGTAGATGGATTAGCTGAAGTTGATTTAGGTAATGGTACAAATTATAATGCCGCAGAAGCACTTAATATGTATTTCCAAACTGGTAGTATCGTTGGTAGATCAATGACGCAAGATGGAGGATTGAATCAAGGTAAAGTGCCTATTCAAGAATTGCAAACATCGGCAGCTGGAGCAAAAATACAATCGTTGATTACGGCTTATCAGTATTACTTACAAATGATCCGTGATGTAACCGGATTAAATGAAGCGAGAGATGGTAGCATGCCTAATAGAGATTCATTAGTTGGATTACAAAAAATGGCCGCTGCTTCATCAAATACTGCAACAAAACATATATTAGATGGAAGTTTATTTTTAACTTTAAGAATATGTGAGAATATATCTAAAAGAGCTGCAGATGCATTAAAGTATCCTATAACTGCAAATGCTTTAAGAAATAGTATATCTTTATTCAACGCCGAAACATTAAAAGAACTCGAGCAATTAGATATTCATGACTTTGGTATTTATTTAGAAGTAGAGCCGGATGAAGAAGAAAAAGCACAATTAGAACAAAACATACAAGTTGCATTACAAACGGGAGGTATTGATTTAGAAGATGCAATTGATATTAGAGAAATCAATAATATCAAATTAGCTAATCAAGCATTGAAATACAAACGCAAGCGTAAGATGATGCAAGAACAAGCTGCTCAACAAGCTAATATTCAGGCTCAAGCACAAGCAAATGCTCAAGTAGCAGAATCTGCAGCAATGTCAGAAGTTCAAAAACAACAAGCATTATCTCAAACACAAATACAAGTGGCTCAAGCTAAGAATCAATTTGAGATAGAAAAGATGGAGCATGAAGCAAGATTGAAACAACAATTAATGGAATTAGAGTTTCAATATAATATGCAACTTGCACAATTACAGTCCCAAGCTATAAATGCAAAAACGCAAATGGCTGAAGATAAAAAAGATCAAAGAGAAAAATTAAGAGGTTCAATACAGTCTGAATTAACTAATCAAAGAAAAAATAATTTACCCCCAATGGACTTTGAATCAGCAGGGATGGATAATTTAGATGGGTTTGATTTATCCCAGTTTGGACCAAAATAAATTTTTATTAACCAATTTTATAATATTATATCATGTCAGAACCCGTAAAACAAGAAGGGGAATTTAAATTAAAAGCTAAAAGAGCTACCCCTAAAAAGTTAACAAAATCAGATGAACCTACAAAAGTAGATTTATCAGCTGCAAAGCCAGCGGAAGAAATAACAAAAGTAGTAATCCCTAATCAACCAGAAGATGCCATTCAAGAACCAAGCACAGAGAGCAGCGTGTTACGCACAGAACAGCCCGAAATGGGATTGCAAGAAGTGGGACAAGGAAACGAAGGGACCGTTGAAAATGTTATTGAAGAAATCAATGAACAAGAAATAGTTCAAGAAGTTGAAAACGTTACAGCAGAATTAAACCAGCACATTGAAGAACAAGCAACAACAGGTAGAAAATTACCAGAGAATGTAGAAAAGCTTGTTAGTTTTATGGAAGAAACTGGTGGAACTGTAGAAGATTACGTAAGACTTAATGCTGATTATTCAAACACAGATAGTGATACCTTGTTAAAGGAATACTATAAGCAAACAAGACCGCATTTAAACATGGAAGAAATTGACTTCTTAATTGAAGATACTTTCGACTATGATGAGGATATAGATGACGAGCGAGATGTCAGAAAAAAAAGACTCGCATTTAAAGAGGAAGTTGCAAAAGCCAAAACTTATTTGGAGACAATCAAAAGTAAATACTATGACGAAATTAAATTACGTCCTGGTGTTAACCAAGAACAACAAAAAGCTATGGACTTTTTCAACCGATACAATCAGGATCAACAAAAAGCAGAGACGCAACATTCTAAGTTTAAAGCTGAGACTAAAACATTGTTTACCCAAGAATTCAAAGGTTTTGATTTCAATCTAGGTGAAAAAAGTTTTAGATATGGAGTTTCGAACCCAGAGGCGGTAGCTGAAAAACAATCCAATATCACCAATCTTATTAAGAAGTTCTTAAACGAAGATGGATCGGTTAGAGATGTTAAAGGATACCATAAAGCGATGTATGCCGCGGAGAACGCTGATACTATTGCAAAACATTTTTATGAGCAGGGTAAAGCCGATGCTATTAAGGAAGTGGTCGCAAAATCTAATAATATAACAACTACTGCTCGACAAGCTCCTGTAGATAATGGTTTTGTTAACGGATGGAAAGTAAAAGCAATCAATGGCGTTGATTCTACAAAATTAAAAATAAAAAGATAATTAACAATTAAAATTAAAGGATTATGTCAAATGTGACCCCTGTGTATGGCTCAATTAAGCCATCTCAAAAACAACAAGCCTTAGAAACCAACTATTTAAATTTTACTGATGGTTCTGGCAACGATTTCGCACAACAATATTTACCAGAAATTTATGAAGCTGAAGTAGAGCGTTATGGAAATAGAACGCTTTCTGGTTTCTTAAGAATGGTAGGGGCTGAAATGCCAATGTCTTCTGACCAAGTAGTTTGGTCTGAACAAAACCGTTTACATATTGCTTATAAAGAAGTAACTTGTGACAGCGGTACTCAATTAAGTTTTGTTACTGATAGCACAAATGGACCAAACTTTGTAAACAACGTAATTTCTGTTGGACAAACATTAGTAGTAATGAGTCCTTCTACAGGGAAAGAACTTAAAGTTTATGTTACTGCTTCTACTGCAGACGCTGCTACTGGAACAGGTGGAGATACTAACCCAGCATTACTTACTGTTAAGCCATATACTCAAGCTACTTTAGTTAGTGGGCCAGTAGACTTTACAGGAGCTGCAGATCTTAAAATCTTTGTTTATGGATCAGAATTTAGAAAAGGTACTACTGATGCTTCTATTAACTCTGTAACACCATCATTCACACAATTTAGCAATTCTCCAATCATTATTAAAGAAAGATACCAAGTATCTGGATCTGATACCGCTCAAATCGGATGGGTTGAAGTTGCTACTGAAGATGGAACTGGTGGTTTCTTATGGTATTTGAAAGCTGAATCTGAAACAAGATTACGTTTTGAAGATTACTTGGAAATGTCTGTAATTGAGGGTGAATTAGTTTCTGGAGCTTCTACTTTAGATACTGTTAATGGTATCAAAGGAACTCAAGGTTTATTCGCGGCAATTAAAGATAGAGGTAATGTAGTTAACAACTTTACCGCTGCTGCTGGATTATCTGATTTTGATTCAATCTTGAAAAACTTAGATACTCAAGGTGCTATTGAAGAAAATATGTTATTCTTAAATAGAGCTACTTCTCTTGACTTTGATGATATGTTAGCTTCTTTATCTTCTGGAGCTGCTGGTGGTGTTGCTTACGGTTTATTCGAAAACTCTGAGCAAATGGCGCTTAACTTAGGTTTCTCTGGATTCAGAAGAGGATCTTACGATTTCTACAAAACTGACTGGAAATACTTAAATGATGCTTCTACTCGTGGTGGTATGGTAAATACTTCTATTGATGGTGTATTAGTTCCAGCTGGTACTTCTACAGTTTACGATCAACAATTAGGAACAAACATCCGTCGTCCATTCTTACACGTTCGTTATAGAGCTAACCAAGCTGATGACAGACGTATGAAATCTTGGATTACTGGATCTGTTGGAGGAGCTTACACATCTGATTTAGATGCAATGCAAGTTCACTTCTTATCAGAAAGATGTTTAGTAACTCAAGGAGCTAACAACTTCGTATTGTTTACAGCTACTGTATAACAACTAAGTGGTAATTACCCTCGTTGAACTGACGGGGGTAGTTATTACATTGCTTACAAAGAAGTATCTTGTGATAGTGCTACTCAATTAAGCTTTGTTACTAACTCTACAGAAGGACCAAACTTTGTA